CCATCGAAGATACCGGCATCCTTCATGGAGTCTCCTTTCACGCGAACGTAGAAGGTGCTTTCCGGATGCTTGATGAAGTCGCGGTTGAAGTCCAAACGCTCGGCCACATAATCGCTGGTGATGGGGAATCCGGCTGCTATCGATTCGTACATCGGTAGCTCCAACTCGGTTGATACATCTGCCTTGCTTACTTCTGGTTCTTTCATAATCGCTAGAATTTTCTGCAAATATACGAATTTCCACACAATTCTGTTTGGATAGACCTCAAAATTTGATGTCTTTTCACATAAGATATAATAGTCATACCTTTGCCACAAAAAAGTTATGAACCAAAACCTCTGCTTTAATTCCGTAGAAGTAATCCCCGACTTGAAAGCCAGCGCAGCCTTCACGGTCAACTCGTCTGAAGTGTTCAAAGAACAGGTGGACATCGCGCCCCTCAAAATTGATGAGGGTTACGAGTACATGCCCTGGGGCGCTGACAACGAGCTGCCGTATAATATCCTGGAGCTGATCGAGAGTGACGAGACACTTTCTACCTGTCAGATCTTCAACGCTGAAGTATGCTATGGTTCTGGGTTGGTGTATGATACCACCAATGCCTCCGGTAAGATAAAGAAGGACGTATTTCATTTCCTCATGGACAACGACCTTCCATCTTACTTCCTCGGAGTCTGCCAGGACTTTAAGCACTTCGGATTCTGTGTGTCTATCATCATCCTCAACGGCGACGGCTCCCAAATTGTACGTGTTCTCCGCAAGGAGGCTTGTTACTGTCGTTTTGCCCCTGCAGAGAAGGACGGGCGCATCCCGTATATTCTGTATGCCAACTGGCGTAAGAGCATCTCGTCAAAGGACGATGTGGAGAAAATCGAGCTGCTGGATTTCCATTCGCCTTGGACGGATCTGCAGGAACGGATGCAGGCTAACAAGAGTAAGAAGCCGAAGACTTCTACCCGAAAGTTTGCCATCGTTAGCCGTGTCCCGACACCAGACAGTACGTATTATCCCATTCCTTACTATGGCTCTTTGTTCAAGGGTAACTGGTATAACATCAAAAAGCTCATTGGTATGGCTAAGGAAGCCAAGCTGAAGAACTCGGCGCCTATCAAGTACCACATCGAGATTGCCAACCGGTTCTGGGACGGTATCTTTAAGGCAGAAGGTATCACCGACCGCAAGAAGCAGATGGAAAGGGTAGTGGAGGAGAAGGAAAAGATCATCAACTTCCTCACTGGTATGGAGAACTCCGGAAAGGTGCTTTTCTCTACGTTCTACATCAACCCGAATGGTGATGAACAGCACGACGTGGTGATCAACAAGGTGGAAACCGACAAAGAGGGTGGGGACTGGTCAACGGATATCATTGAGGCTGTCAATATGATGTGCTTTACGATGCGTGTACACTCAAACCTCGTGGGCTCAGTACCTGGTAAGACGCAGACTAACAACTCTGGTTCTGACAAGCGCGAGCTATATACAATCGCCCAAGCTCTGCAGAAACCGTATCATGACCTGCTGTTTACCGTCCATCATATTATAATAAGGTATAACAACTGGGAAGGTGTTAAGCCTGATTGCCCCTTCATCATGCTTTCCACCTTGGACGAAAACCGCGATGCCAAATTAGTAACAACCAATAAAACGCCAGAAGAATGAAACTCATAACAACTGACGAGCAACTTCGTTTGCTCATCCCCAATGTCCTGGTCACTGCCGAGGGCGAACCTACTTTGATTGAAAAGCTGTATCCATTCCTCGAAACTGCCGAGCAATGGGCAATTGATACCTTCGTTCCAGAAGCCATCTTTGACGAGATCGCTGCAGATGACGGCTTCGGACCCAACGAGCGTTTCCGTTACCCACTTGAAAAGCTCGTAGCCTGTCAGGCTTACATGACCGCCATCCCGTCGTTGGATCTGGTGCTCACACCCAACGGCTTCGGAATCGTATCTAACCAAAACATCGTTCCGGCTTCTCGGGAGCGTGTCGATGCGCTGATGAACTCCCTCGAGTCTCAGCGTGACAGTGCCATCGAAGCATTGATTCTCCGTCTCTCCAGCAGAACGGACTGGCAGCGAAGCGCCCAAGGCAAATACTTTGGTGCCACGATGTTCCCGCTGCTGAACCTCTGCCGACGACTCGCCATACGGGAACATATCTGGGACAGCTATCAGCAACTGCATGACCGTCTCATAAAAATCGAGAACGTTCTGGCTGATACTTACTTCTCCCAAGAACAGATGCAGGTATTCCGTTCGCAGGTCATCACACAATACAGGACCAGCAAACCGATCGAAGAGCGGGTCATCCGCTCCCTGCAGGCCTACGAACTCCAATTGTTGACGGATATCCAAATGCATCCCCAATGCTATTACGATCTGGTCACTATCATCCGTGAACGACCTGATGATTTCCCCGCCTGGCACACCTCTCCAGTCGCAGAGCTTTATTGTCCTGCTGTATTCAAGAATAAAAAAACATCATCCGCTTATTGGTTTTAGGCGGGTGATGTTTACCTTTGAGATACAAGTATTCCTTCTAATTCAGCAAATCTTCAGAATCTTCCGATTCTAATAATTTCTTTATCTCTTTTGTCTCTGAAACGGCAATTGCTACCTCCTGTGCATCTTCTCTGAAAAATGGATTAACCAACATATTCCTTAGTAGGAACATCTTACTTCCTTCAGTTGGATGTGCCATGATGCTGCAACAGCGAAAGAAAGGACTCTTCTTTAACACAGCTGCAACCTTCTCCAATACATCATCCTCTTTTCCTGTATATACTGCTGCTTCATAAGGAAGAATGCTGAAAATATCCTTAGACTCTCCCTTATTCGCTAAATAGAATGTTACTAAATACTCCATTGTATACTCATCAATATACATTGACCTACCTTTCTGAATTTTATTTCTTCTCTTCTACAATATCTGGTCGCTTACTTCTATTGTAGTCATCGGGATATTGCTGATGTCTCTCATCCAAATGGCGGTTGATTTCACCTTCAAGGGTTTGGACGGTGTAATACCAGTCCTTGGGAATAGGACCTAGCTGGTTACGCTGAAATCCATAGCCATTGTCAGTGATGGCAGTGACAAGAACTCTTAAATTTGGCTTGTTGAAGAACCAGGAAAGCCCCCAGACATCATCAACAATACGGGTGATGAGCTTTTGCTGATACGCCGTAGGCTTTCCTTCCTCGTCGGTTTCATACAGCTCGTCGTCATCTCCGACATAGAAGAATCGACTGGGAATATAGTAACTGCCCCAGTCTGAATCCATTCTGAAGCGTTTATCACTCAGCTTGTCTATGCCAATAACGACATTATCAGAGAATTCTTCTGCAGAATCCTTGGCTTTTCTATTGGAAATAGTGATGCCGTGGCGTTCCAAGTCAACAAGTTGCTCATCATATGCACACCAATGCTCACGAGCATTGAAATCTGCACCTTCTCGAAGTGCTGCCAGTGGTATGGTATCACCTTTCTTGCCGACTATCAGATGCTCAATACCGTCACAGATTTCTTCGCCATCATAGACACGCCAGTCATCGTCAACGATTGGGAACGTGATGAACTTTTCACGATAATACTTTTCCTTGTCAGCTTCGGTGGCTTCACAAATCAGTACACCTTTGAGGTCGTAGAAATAGGCACCGAGCCTGATAACCTTCTGCTCACTCTCCAGATTCACCTCAAAACCTTTGTGCAAAGGCTCATAGGAGACCATGTGCGCCTTGTTGAGGGTATCTTTGACGATGACGTCATCTGCATCCAAATGTTTATATTCGTGTTTGATAGGTTCCTCTTTAAAATGTGGATTGACAGCGGAGCAGTACATATCATACTCCTTTTCGCCACTCCAATGTTTAGTCATCACGGTGCAGTAGCTAACAAAAGGGTTCTTCTCGAAATAAGCAAATATGTACTCCAACAATTTTTCTTTCTGGAACTCAACATCAAACGACTTATAGGGGACGTCATTGAAGACTTCCTTCGTTTTCTCGTTGGTGTTCTTGGTATAGTATGTCACCAAATAATATGCCATAATCTTACAATCTATTTTACCTTGATCTTCAAAATATCCCGATAAATGGGACAAAACGACTGCGAAGGTACGAAAAAAATGTGAGAATCTATTCTGTTAAGCATCAGACTTAACAATATTTCTCAATTATCCTGTCTTTTCAGCATCCAACTGTCTGACGTACCTTTGCTGTAAAGAATTCAATATCATATTGCCCACCAGTTAGATTTAACTATACAATATGCAGTTCCTGATAATCCAAAATCTCTACACCCCTTAAATCTTCCAAAACAAAAATCTCTTCCGCCTATTGGTTTTATGAGGATTTATTTGTATCTTTGCCGAAAAAGTCCAAATTTTGCGGATATGGTTGACATTCAGACATACAATATTCAGGATGATGTGATGATACTTAATCACATTTTTCATGGCTTGGAAGACATCAAGAATCATGTTGAGATGTCTTTGTATAAAGACTGGAAACATGGTAAAGCCAGTGAAAGTCAACCAAAGGTGTCTTGCGATATCCATGTCGGTGAGATGTGGATGCCGTATCCGTGTTTTGACTGGGAGGACTCTGTAAACGAAAGCCGGACCTATCAAAACTATATCCTTCGAAACCGTCCGATCACACAGGAGGATATGCAGAGATTGTCAGAGCTGAAATCACACGACAACGAGCAGCGCCTCTGGAACGATGTGCCTGAGGATATGCTGCCAATGATATACTATGAAGGCGATGGGAAAGAAATGATCGTAGCAGTCCGCAAAGTAACGCTTCAAGAGAAAATTACAAGCTTCTTAAGGAGATTTCTGTCAATCTGATTGCATA